CCATCGGGGTCCACCGGGTTTCGCATAAGTAGATCGGCGGGCTCGCATAACAGCGCCTCTGCGAGGGCCTCCAATATAGGCTGGCTATAGGGCTGCAAGCCTCTCTCTATCCTCGACAGGCTCGCTTTAGTTGTCCCGAGGCGGTCGGCCAGGCGCTCCAGCGACAATTGGCGGAACTCTCGCCACTGACGAATGAAGGTCGGGGAGGGCGGTCTCTTGGCCATAAGTTACATACCACGCACCGGCAAACGATTGTCAGGCGCTTTTCATGTAACGCACCCCCTTGACGGTCATGTTACACCCGGTGTAACCATGACCACATGGCAAATCAAAACCCCCTCGATGACTGGTGCGAGCGCGATGGCCGCTCGATGGAAGAACTCGCCAAGGCGTTCGGCATGTCCCGAGTGCATCTCTGGCGCATCCGCAAAGGCGGCACGACCGAGCTGAAGGTCGCCCAGCGGATCGAGAAGGTCACCGGCGGCGACGTGCTGGCAATAGCGCTCCTCGGCCTCGACCGACGCGAGACGCCGCGCCCGAAGAAGCGGGGCGTGCGCGCATGAAATCCCTCCGCCCCCTGATCCGCTCCGCCTACAGACTGTCTGCGATCCCCCTCGCGGTCCTGATGTGGGCGACCCTTGTCTGGCTCGCATACGAGTTCTTCCGCCATGTCCCATGATTTTCCGCTCACCGCCCGTGCTGGGGGTGCACTTAAGGGGAGCCGGTTGGGCACAGCCCGCCGCTCCCCGTTTTTGGCGGATGACCTGCCGATTGCACTGGCTCAGGGCGCAAAGCCAACGCGGAAGAAGGTGCACACGGTTTCCGACCAGGCGAGCGAACACCAGATCCAATGCGCCGTGGCGCGCTTCCTCGACCTGGCGCTTGACGGCATCCCGAATTGCATCTGGTGGGCCGTGCCGAATGGGGGCTGGCGCGACCGTCGCACTGCCAGCAAATTGAAGGCCGAAGGCGTCAAGCCCGGCGTGTCCGACATCATGATCCTGTGGGGCGGGCGCCTCATTTGCATCGAGCTGAAGACGGCCAAGGGCCGTCAGTCCCCTGAGCAAAAGCAATGGGCTGATGACGCCACGATGGCCGGCGCGGCTTACTACGTCGCGCGCTCTGTGGAGCAGGTCGAAGAGTTTCTGAGCACGGCGGGGTTGCCGCTGAGGGCTCGTACAAGTCGCTGAAGGGGAGGGCGCGGCGGTCATATATCGAAACCCGCCGGGCTAACTGAACAGCTTTCGTAGCCCTCCCCGAGCCTAGCGAGGCGGGAGCTGTTCGAAAACGAAGGAGACCCAAATGGGGTTATCGATTATTACCGCTGACCAGCGGATGGCAGAGAAGCGGGGCATCAAAGCCCTCATTCTCGGCCCGGCTGGTATCGGCAAAACGTCGCTGCTCAGGACCATTGATCCTGCAACGACGCTGTTTCTGGACTTTGAAGCGGGCGATCTTGCGGTGCAGGACGTGCCGGTTGACCAGCTCCGGCCGCAGACATGGGAAGAATGCCGCGACCTGGCTTGCTTCCTTGCCGGGCCCGACCTGAACCTGCCGGAAAACGCCGTGTACGGCGCAAAGCACTATGCCCATGCCTGCGACGTGTTCGGATCGCCGGACGCTCTCGACAAGTACGAGACGTTCTTCATCGACTCGATCACCGTTGCCGGCCGCCTGTGCTTTCGTTGGTGCCAGCAACAGCCCGAGGCGTTCAACGCCAAGGGCGTGCCGGACACGCGCGGCGCTTACGGCCTGCATGGGCGCGAGATGGTGAACTGGATCACCCAGCTTCAGCACGCGCGCACGAAGAACGTGATCTTCGTTTGCCTGCTGGACCAGAAGGAAGACGAGTTCGGCCGCACGACCTGGAGCCCTCAGATCGAGGGATCGAAGACGGGCCGCGAGATGCCGGGCATCGTGGATGAGGTCATCACGATGGCGCTGATCCGGCCCGAGGACGGCGAGCCCTTCCGGGCTTTTGTCACCGCGCCGGACAATGCCTGGGACTATCCTGCGAAGGATCGCTCCGGCCGTCTCGATGCGATGGAGGCGCCCGACCTCGGCGCCCTCTTTGCCAAGCTGAAAAGCGCACGGGCAGAACCTGCCAAGACCCCGACCCGTGCGCCCGCGAACACCAACGTCTACGAAACAGAAGGAGCCGCATGATGGCTATCGACCTGAACAATGCCGAACGTCAACGCGAAGGTGGGGACATTATCCCTGACAACACCGTCGCCCCCGTGATCTGCGTCATGCGCGGCCTGAAGCCAACCAAGGACAAGTCCGGCCAGATGCTGGACTGTGAGTTCACGATCACGCAGGGCCCATTCGCCAAGCGGAAGTTCTGGAGCCTGATGATGGTGTCCGGCTCGACCGAAGGGCAGGGCAAGGCGGTGAATATCACCATGTCGCGCCTGCGTGCCATGCTTGAATCGGCCTACGGCGTCCTGCCGACCGATGACAGCGAGATGGCCAAGACGGCCCGGCGCCTCAAGGACTGGGACGATCTGAACGGCCTGGAGTTCCTTGCCAAGATCGGCATCGAGAAGGGCACGGGCGACTACAAGGACAAGAACGTCCTTAAGGGTGCCGTGACGCCAGACGATGACGAGTATAACGGCTTCCAGCCGAAGAAGCCGAAGGCGCTCAGCACGCCGGCTTCCAAACCCGCAGCGGCCGGACGGCCGTCATGGGCAACCTCGTAAGAGTAGACCCCGACGATCAGGCGCTCGAAAGGGCGTCTGATCACATCGGTGCGCTCCTGACGGAGTTTGGGGTCCAGACGACACGCACCCAACGCCGGGCACTGGTCAATGAGGCCGTGCTCTCCTGGCTACGCAACCGCTTCGTGGAATGGTCGAAGGACCGCAGCATCTCCGGCGTCGGATCGCCGGACGCTTACACGCTCGGCCTTGCTGAAGCCGTCCTGCCGATTGTGGCCGAGGTGCAAGTGCCTTGGTCGAAGCCGGTAGGGGACTGGTCGAAGGATGAAATCTCCGTCCTGCTCGCCACCGCGTTCGACGCGATGGAGGAACAGCGGGCCCGGACGATGGAAGACCCGACGGCCCAATGGACTGAAGTGGTGAACGCATGACAATCGACCTTAACCCGACCGCCTTCAAGCGGGCTGACACGGTGCGCGAGATACACGACGCGGTGGACCGGGCCCTTGTTGAAAAGGCGCTGAAGAACCCGCCGCGTAACTATCTCGGCGCGTCGTCCATCGGCGCGGGCTGTGAGCGCAAAACGCAGCTTGAATACCTCGGCACGGCGCCGGACCCTGATTATTCGCCCGAGGCGCGGACACAGCGCATCTTTGCCCGCGGCCACCTGATGGAAGAGCTGGCTATTGGCTGGCTGCGGGATGGCGGGTTCGACATCCGCACCCGCAAGCCGGACGGTTCGCAGTACGGGTTTGCCGCGGCAGATGGGCGATTCCGGGGCCACATCGACGGCGTGGTCATGTCGGGGCCCGGCCTCAATACGCCTGCGCTCTGGGAGCACAAGGCAGTCGGGCAGAAGTCATGGACGGCGATCAGCCGCTCCGGCGTGGTCAAGGCCAAGCCCGAATATGCGGACCAGATGGCCGTTTATCAGGCTTATATGAACCTGACTGAGCCGGCGCTGTTCCAGGCCACGAACTGCGACACGATGGAGATCCACTTCGAGCTGGTGCCGTTCGACAAGAAGCGGGCTCAGGCGGCTTCTGACCGCGCGGTTGCCATCATCCTCGATTCTGAGGCCGGCGCGTTCCGGCCGAAGGCAACGGACGATCCTGATTTTTACCTTTGCAAGGGGTGCCAGTTCCGCCGGCGCTGCCACGGGTGATGCATGATCGACTTCAACGACATTCCTATTTTCGAGGATGCCGAGGTCCGCCGCAAACGGGTCAAGGCGGCATGTGAGAAGCGCGTCAAGGAGCTAGTGCGCTACCTCTACCCGAAGGCCATCATAGGCGCCCGTGACGCCCGAGTCGGTTCGATCGACGGCGAGAAGGGGGCGTCCCTTTCCATTGCCCTGACATCGGACGTGCCCGGCCAGTGGATCGACCACGCCACAGGGGAGCGGGGCGACGTGCTGACCCTTTGGCAGCGGGCCCTTGGCGTAGACTTTGCCAGCGCGATCCAGGAGGCGGACAAGTGGGCCGGAGGCGCCCCGTCACAGCGCGCCGCGATCCGGCACGAGGCCGAGACGGCCAAGCCGAACCCGCCTGAGACGGAGCACCGCGAGGTAGCGACCTATCCCTACCTTTCGCCAGCCGGTGACGTGCTGTTCGAGGTGGTGCGGTTCAACGAGTTCCATCTGGACGGCTCGCCCGTCATCAAGGGCGACGGGAAGCAGGCGAAGATTTACAAGCCCCGCCAGCCGTCCGGCGCCTTTGGCTATCCTCCGGGATTGAGACCTCTCTACCGCCTGCCTGAGATCGAGCGCGTCCGGGAGGTCGTGTTCTGCGAAGGCGAAAAGGCGGCTGACGCGATCCACCAGTGTGGCTGGGTCGCCACGTCCGCCCCTGGCGGCTCGTCAACCAAGCTGGACGCCATCGACTGGCGCCCCCTTGCCGGCAAGGCTGTCACGCTCTGGCCTGACAATGACGAGGCGGGCCGGAAGTTCATGGACAAGGTGGCAGCGCAGCTCGCCTCTATCGGATGCACTGTCCGGTGGGTCACGCTGCCGGCAGACGTGCCGTTGAAGTGGGACGCCGCGGATGCGGGCGAGGAGGAAATCCACGCGCTGCTGAATCGTTCCGAGCCGAAGCGCGCGGCCGTCAAGTTCATCACCATTGCCGACCTTGCGGCCCGCAAGCCCCCGGACTGGATCGTGGACCAGATCATCCCCGAAGGCGCCTTCTCGGTCCTCTATGGCCCGTCAGGCTCCTACAAGACGTTCCTCGCGCTCGACATGGCCCTGAGCATCGCCTGCGGCCTCGAATGGCGGGGGATGGCAGTCCGAGGCACCCCAGTGGCCTACGTGGCCGGCGAAGGCGTTGGCGGGCTCTACAAGCGCATCCTGCCCTGGATGCACGTCCGGGGCGAAGGGCGCACGCCCGACTTCCACATCCTCGACCATTCCGTCCAGCTCACCGAGGCCGAACACCTTGACGCCCTTGTGGCCGGCATTGAGGACCTGCCAGTCCGGCCGGGCCTTGTCATCCTTGACACGCTGGCGCGCAATTTCGGGGCTGGGGACGAGAACTCGACCCAGGACATGAACCGCTTCGTGGCGGCCGTGGACGCGCTCAGGAAGGCTACTGGCGCCCATGTCATGGCGATCCACCACACCGGCAAGGAGGCGTCCAAGGGCGCCCGAGGAAGCTCCGTCCTGCGCGCTGCGGTCGATACCGAAATCGAGATCGAGCGCACCGAAGGCACGCCTTGCGTCACCTTCTCGGTGACGAAGCAGAAGGACGCCGAGGAGCGCGAGCCCATCCTGTTCCAGATGGTCAAGGCCGAGGCAGTCGACCCGGTTTCGGGCGAGGTCCTGGCGTCTGTCGTGCCCTCGATTCGGGAGGCGAACGCTACGCCGAAGATCCTCACGCCGAACGCCTTGGCCATCCTCGACGCCCTCGGATCGGGCGGAAAAACGTACAAACAGCTAGAGGAAAAAACTTCCATTCCGGGCGGCACGATTAAAAGGATCATGCAGGAACTGGCCCGTTCTGGGGAAGTTTATGCCTCTGAGGATGGGCAGGTGAAAATCTGGTACCCGTTCACGGGTGAAGTGAACGGCAAAACTGATGAGAAATCAAATGATTGCCCGTTCTGAGCCTTACCCGTTCACACCCGTTCACGGGCGTTCACTGAACGACTGCCGGAGACCGACAACCCGTTCACCTCGGGGAACTAACTATAAGTTACCCCGAGTGAACGGGTGGCCGGTGCGGTTTGGCGAACGAAGCAGGGAAGGAAAATTTTTTACCCGAGGAGGTTTTGATGTTTGAAGCTGGCAAGCCCAAAAGATGGAGAGGCAACCGCCCATCGATCCGAAGCGGCTGGACCTTGGCTAATTTCGTGAATCAGGGCGGCGAGGAGTGGGAGGTCTACACCTTGCCGGCCCGCGACGGATCGGGGTGGCTGAACATCAAGCTGGTTGCCTGCGGCCTTGTGCCGGTGAAGGCAAATTACTGGATCGCCTGGTTTCAAGTCGAGGAGCGGTTTGCCGACTCCGATGATTTTGTGAAGCTCCAGACCCAGCGGCCGGAACTGTTTCGTCACGTGCAGAAAATGGTTGGCGACCGTGACGCCTGACCTCGACCCTAATTCCCCAACACCCCAACGCGAGAAGCGCTTGACGCCGAATCGCAAATCAGGTTCATTCCACCTCAGTCACGCATCGGCACAAGACCGAGCGGACCCCCAGCACGGGCTTCTCATCGAGGAGCCCAGAATGCAATTGACACCACCCCTCATCCAGCTCGGGAACGAGATCGCCGCGCGTCATGGCGTGCCGCTCGTTCTAGTTCGTTCGCAAAGCAAGCGCCCCGCCATAGTGCGCGCCCGGCAGGAGTTCTGGGTAGCGCTATTGGACGCAGGGTTCAGCCTTTCGCAGGCGGGACGCGCGACCGGCGGGCACCATCACACCACCGTCCTGCACGGGCGCCGCGTTGCAACCCGCCGGGCGTCCGCCGCACGCGGGAGCGCCGCATGAGCAAGCTCCGCCCCTGGACCGAGGAAGAACTGCAGCTGGTCGAGGCCTGCTGGGCGCGCGGTGAGTCGGCGTCCGAGATCGCCTCCCGGCTGCCCGGCCGGACGCGCTCGGCCATCATCGGCATCGTGAACCGCAACCACTACAAGCGCGCCAATAAGGCGGCCCGGTCGGCGCCGGTCGCCCCGCTTCGCAATCCTGCGCGCCTGACCGCCACGCAGCGCAAGTCGCACATCGCGTCCTACCTCGCCACGTCTGCCGCCCCCATCACCCTCGCCGGCCCGGCCTGGTCGCATCCCTCCAACGCGAGGGCGGCGTGATGCGAACCATCATCGAAGACCTCGAAATGCAGGTCGAGCACTGGCGCGCCCGCGCAGAAGCCGCAGAGCTGGCCCTACGCGGCGTCGAGTGGGAAACCCACGTCCGCCCCCTGTCGCTCTACCAGACGCGCGTGCTGCGTATCCTGGCGCAACGTGACGCCTCTGCGGATTCGATCACCGAGGCGCTGCAAGCCGACTACCCCGGCACGTCCACGAACTGCCTGAAAGCGCAGATCAGCAAGATGCGGCGGTTCATGCCGCGCGAGATCGTGCCGCCGAACGCTTACAACTCGGGCTGGGGCAGCTCGGCGGTTTACACCATCCCGGATCGGGCTGCGCTTGCCGAGTTCCTGGCGAGCGGCGTGTTGCCGATGGCGAGGGCCGCCTAATGCCCGCCAACATCCGCCCATGGCACTGCCCCGCCGAAGCCCGCGCCGAGCGCCACGCCCGGACGTTCGTGGGCAAGCAGCGCCCGGCCATCGATCCCCAAGTCCTGCGCCTGAGAGACGAAGGCTACAACGCGCTTCAGATCGCCAGCCTGCTGCGGATGCCCGCCATCGACGTGCGGCTCCAGCTTGCGACCCATTCCCAAACCGTAACAACAACGCGCGAGGTGAAGCGATGACCCTGATTTTGTTGATGCAATTGATGGGCGTGATCGCCATCGCGGGGCTGGAATGACCCCCCGCATTGCCCGCGCAGCACAGGCCCAGCGGGAGGCCATCGACCTGGCAGTGGCACGCGGTGACGTGGCGGAGGAGACCGCGCGCCGCCGGTCGCTGTCCGATATTGAGCGCCGCCAGCGCCGGACGGAGGCGTGGACCAGTGAGACCGCCGCCGCGTTCACCAAGGCGATCCGCCAGCTCGACCCGAAGGACGGTATCCGGCGCCTCGTAGTGCTGCAGCATCTGGAGATCGGCCTCGCCCAGCTCCACACCGCCCTGATCCTGCGCGACCACATGAACGGGGGCGCATCGGGCGCGTCCGAGCTGATGGAGCGCGTGGACGGGGGACGGGTTCACAACGGCCAGATGGAGGGCATGGTTGACCGTCGGCGCCCTCTGCGCGCGGCCTGCGATGCGGCCCGCGAGGCCGTGACCGATGAGAAGCTGATGCCGGTGGCGATGGAGGTGATCCTGTACGCCCGCTCGCCCCGCGCGGCCTGTGACCGGCACGGGGTGACATGGGGCGGGCAGATGCCGGGGCGCATCTCGGCGGCGATTGCCGAGGCGCTGGACGCTGCGGCGGCGAATGTGGGGGTGGCGAGATGAGCAAAACACCACCGCTTGACAAATCCCAGAAATCACCCCCCTTTCAGCCACAGTCGAGTACCGCGCCCAAGGCCGACCGGCTCACCGTCACCCTCCCAACCATCCGGCCGCCCGCGGCGGTCCTGAAGCTGATCAACCCCGATCCGGGCCGCAAGCTGATGGACGCGACCGAGGCGATGGCTGACGAAGTCTTGCCTGCGATCCGGGCAGACCACCACCTGCAGCACATGCTCCTGCGTGTCCGCAACCTCGTGATCGAGGGCGAGGGCTACATCGCCATGTCCGAGCGCAAGCTGGTCAACAACCACATCGCGCAGATCGTGGTCCACTATTTCGAGCGGAAGAAGATCCGCCGGGTCAGCGTCGAAGCGCGCCACCATGTCGGCCCGAGCCGCACCACCGTGTTTGTCAGCGTATTCCACGGCCGATCCGAGGCCACCCGCATCCTGGAGATCACATGAACCCGACCCTCAACGAGCTTGAGCGCGAGGCGCGAGCCACACGCGCGCTCATTGCCGACCTCGAAAGCCTGACGCAGAAGTTCGACCAGACGCTGGTCCGGGCCGAAGACGAGCGCAACCTGCACCTCGACAAGATCGCGGCGGAGAAGGCGCATCTTGCCACGCTGATCGACACGGCCGCCTGCATCGTGCAGCACCTTGGCGCGGCTCTGCCGGCGGTGGCTGAGGTCGATGAGGTGTGCGAGACCGAGACGACTGGCAGCGTGAGCGTCACGTGGTCAGGTCCGCATGACGGCCCGCACCCGTTCGAGGAAGTCGTGGCCGTGATCGACAGCCCGCAAGACGATCCGGTCGGCGCAGTGCTGATGGCTGACAGCCCCTTCGACGTGATCGCGCAGGACCATGCCGAGGAGCTGGCTGCCAACGAGTTCCAGTCCATCGGTGAGATCGCCGCTGAGGTGACCGCCGCTGTCGCTGCCATCGCCGCCGAGCCGCCGGCCACCCCCGACACCACCGACGAGCCCGAGATGACCGACGAACAAGTTGAGCGCCTCGAGGAGCAGACCGCTGCGGCGCTGGCTGAAGACGTGCGCGAGCTGGAGACCGTGGGCGGCGACCGCCCAGCCCGTCGCTTCAATCCGTTTGCGAGCAATCCGTTCGCCTGACCTAACCACTGGGCGTGGTTCCCTCCCGGCTTCGGCCGGCAACTCAATCCCCGGCGCGGTCCTCCATCCCCCTCACCCAGCCGCGTCGGGGAGCCTCTTTTCGGAGATCACATGCTCGGACTATTCCGCGCCACGGGCCACGTCCTCGCGGCCATGCCCTTCCTCGCCATCCCGATGGTGCTCTACATCCTCGCCGGGCAGTTCGGCTCGGCTGATGCGCTGCTGTACGGCGGCACGCTGCCGAGCGGGGCCTATGTCGGCGTGACTGCTGGCGGGAGTTTGATCCTCATTGGGATTGCGTGTCTTATCTTCGAAGTCATGAAAGCGACTGCCACGGGCGTTCGAAGCTTGATTGATCAGACTCTTAGCGTCTTTCTTTTGGGGGCGGCCTTGGTGGTGTTTTTGCTGCTGCCGCAATTTGGATCAATAACGTGGGCGCTTCTTACTGCCCTTCAGCTTGCAGACGTGTTGCTTGGTGCAATGGTGGGTATACGGACTGCCCGGCGTGATATTGGGTTGAACGCTTGAAGCGCCTTCCACTGCCCGATCAGGAGACGCTGCTACGCCTGTTCGCCTACGATCCCGAAACTGGCGACCTGCATTGGCGCGCTCGCACTCCCGACATGTTCGAGGACACTGCAACGCGATCCGCTGAGCACAACTGCCGGATTTGGAATGCAAAGACCGCAGGAAAGCGCATCCAGCGCGCCAGCCACTATGGCCACCTTCAAATGAGAATCGGTGTTCATGAGTTTTATGCTCATCGGATCATCTGGAAAATGGTGACTGGGAATGAGCCGGAGCACATTGACCACATCAACGGCAATCCTCAAGACAACAGCCTAGCGAACCTGCGACCAGCGTCTCACTCGCAAAACATGCGTAACCGCAAGGTCTCAAAGAACAACAGAAGTGGCCGTGTTGGCGTGTTCAAGGCTCCCGGCAACAAGTGGGACGCTCAGATCGTGGGCGCAGCGGGTCAAGAACGGCTCGGGCGTTTTGTCTGCTTTGGCGAGGCGTGCCGTGTGCGCGCTGCCGCAGAGAAAGAGCATGGATACTACGTGCGGCCGCGCCGCGACATCGGACTTAACGCCTAGCCATCAACGGGAGACACCCATGGCAGCACCGCAGACTACGATCACCATCCCGAAGCCCAACTTCCCCTCCATCATCGAGGGCCTGATCGACCTCGCCATCGTGGTCTTCGCGTTCAACGTGCTGGGCGGGTTCTTCCTCAAGGACGGCTTGCCGCTCACGGACCAGATGACCGGCCTTGCCATGACGCTGGCCGGTACGGCGGTCGTGGTGAAGTGGGTGCTGTCGACTAAGATCTGGAAGCGGGGCTAGGCTTGGCGAAGGCCAAGAACGGCCCCGAGCCGCTCTGGAAGATTCGCCGGGGCGCACCGCGCCGGTTCGAGTCGCCCGAGCTGCTCTGGATTGTCGCTCAGGAATACTTCGAGTGGTGCGCGGCCAATCCGCTGCGCGAGGAGAAGCTGTTCGCCTACGAGGGCGCGGTTACCCGCGACTACATCACGAAGATGCGGGCCATGACCGAGCGCGGGCTGTGCATGTTCATCGGTATCGACCCGTCTACATGGTACGAGTACTGCAAGCGCGAGGATTTCCAGTTCGTCTGTGAGCAGATCAAGGCTGTGATCTGGGAGCAGAAGTTCACCGCCGCTGCGGCTGACCTGATGAACGCCAACATCATCGGCAAGGAACTGGGGCTCATCGAACGCAAGACCGTCGAGGGGCCTGATGGCGGGCCGGTGCAGACAGAGGCGATATTGAAGGCCGATGAACACCTCACTGGACTCCTTGACGAACTCGCTCGCCTCAAGGCCGGATCTGCAAAGCAGGGCTGACTGGTTACTGAAGGCCCGCCCTGAGCAGCTCGCACCGGACGGCAACTGGCTCGTCTGGATGATGCAGGCCGGGCGCGGTTTCGGAAAGACGCGCGGCGGGGCCGAGTGGGCTAAGTGGGAGGGGCTGCGCGCTCCGAACCGCCGCATCCACATCGTTGCCCCGACCTATTCGGACGCGCGCGACACTTGCATCGAGGGCGAC